TCATACCAACGCGCCTTACGTAAATCTTCTATGGGCTGACCCTTGTAGCGGCAGCGCCAATTGTACTTGAGTGCATTACCACGGAGATAACCAATGTACTCATCGTGTGTAAGCATACCACGGATAGCGTCAATACACTCCATCTTGCCGTTGTTGTAGTGTGCTGGACGGTTCACCATGTCCGGTTTGTTGTCCGGTTTATCTCCAAAGAAAGGGTGGTCATTACTAACTTCATCCATCCACTTCCAGTCTTTCTTCCTGTTTACTTTGTTCCATTCTTCGGGGGTTGCGTCATCAATGCTCATTGCATCTCCACTTTTAGTTTATCGTTACGTTTTTTATACTCTTCAGTTTCTCTAGCTTTAACATCAATCCATTCATCAGGGATTGTATCTTCACTAAACCACCTGAACCCATTAGCTCCCGCCCACTCAGCGTGTGACCTTTTTGTTCCATCTTTTCTACGTTTTGCTCCGGGCATAGGGGCTGAAGGATTGGCAAATAAAAAAACTAGCTCTGTATCTTCGGGTAAAATTTTCTTTACCCAAACATATTTATTGTATTCTTGAAAGTCCCAGAACCTACCCTTAGATTCAAGCAATATTCTTTTACCGTCGACCACACGAACAAAGTCTGGTTCATAGGTGTGTTTAATAATGTAATCAACTTTATCAGTATGGTGGCTCCAATCTTTTAAAATTGACTCATGAAGAACGGCTTCCCAAATAGAATCATATTTGTCACCGTTAGGGACTAGAAGTTTTGGTGGGCGAGGTATTCTTTTTTTACGTGCGCCAGATTTAACGCGCGCCATGAATATACTTCTTATAATTATTATTAAAGATATTGAAATCAATATCGTCTATCTTGTAACCATCCTTAATCATTTTTTTAAGGACAGCCACTACCCACCTCTTCGTATAGATACTGAGATATAAAGTCTTATTACTGTAGATATATTCTTGTTGTGCTAAAAATTGCTCTACATTATTTATATTTATTTTATTTTTTTCTTCGTCTGGCACAAGTGTATGCAGCCAATTACAAAGTATTTCAAGACTTTTAGATCTAACGCGCTTCATTACTTTACTATTCAAATAGGTACTTCCTCTACTCTAGGTGGGGAGACAACCTTAGTCAAATACGTAAGACCTTTAGAATATTTAAACACTCTAAGACCATGACCATTATTGCTATCCGACCAACAATCATATTTATGGGGGCAAAAGACGCATTGCCTGCTTAGTTTTTCATTTCCTTTCACGCCTTCAGGTATAGGATTATAACACTTCTCAGGCGGCGTGTCAAGTTTAATAGCTTTCTTTACATTTTTTATTTGACTTTTAATGGTGGGTTTATCCATGTCGTCTGGTCTAAATAAACAAAGCTCACCATTTTCTTTATTGATCACAAGAAACCCACCAGCGTTTGTGCCTTCATGTGTTTCGTAACCTGTAAGCTGGGACAAATAGCCGAAGTCATCCTGTTCTGCTAATGTACCCTCTGAAAACTTTTTAAAAGCAAAGCCTGAAGCAGTCTTAATATCGACAACCTCACCATCTATCTTGCAATCCATATGGCCTGTAATGCCCTCTACAACTACTTCTTTTTGCTCATCTGTAACAGTATGTCCAGACAATCTTACTAAAAGTAGTAGTAGTTCTTCTAAAATATGCCCGTATAAAAACTTTATTTGAGTAGCTGGACTGTGTTGGAATGCAACTTGTTCGCTTCTCATGTCATACCACAACTGTCGAGCAGGCTTACCTATATTACTCATCCGCAAGCCTTTGCTCTGTTTGTGAGGCTGTGCCCAGTGAAGAATCACATCCTTCATTCGCTCACCAAACTCGTCTACCATCTCAGTAGGTATGTCTAGCTCTTCTCCAGCAGATAAAATAGTTATTGTAGAGTAAATGTCTTCGATTAAAGTATCTAAGTTTTTAGAAGAGTTCAAGTTGTTCTCCAACACAAAATAATTTATCTAACTTTTCAGTAGCTAGGGTATGGCTCATATAAAACCACTCGCCCTTACGATTTTTATTATCTAATAATTTATGCGCCTGTGTTTCTGCCAATCTTCGATCTTCAACTTTATAGGATTTAATTATTTTATAGTCTCTGTATGGTGAGCTTGTCTGAAATTGTTTTAACCGATCCTCTGAACTCAAGGCCATACCAACCTTTATCCACCCCGGAAAAGATGGATTGTACAGAATATAAATTTCACCCTCTTTAATAATTTCATATCCCTTTAGTGAACTGAAGGCAGCGTCACCTAAAGTTTGGTATCTGCCAGCCTTATGTAATGGATGAGACTTTGAAATTTCTTTACCATTCACCCACATTCTACGAGCGTCTCTAGCCTTCACAGCTTCAGGATTGTCTTTATAGTAATAAGGCTTACCTGTCTTTGGATTAATTTTATTTACCACTCTTCCCAACCTCCTAGTTCTGACACCCACATATTTTCGGTTACATACACCCAGCGGATTCTATTTTGATCTATTCTCCAGCTTTCAGGGCCGTAATCATAAGCTAAAAAAGTTTCATCTGCTTCATTGTCTGCTAATCTAAAATACCTTTCATCTTCTTCGTCCATGTCAGGCATCAGTGTGTCTCCGACCAGTTGTCTCCAACATTAAACTCTCCATCTAAAGGACATTTTAATTTAAAAGCTATGCCAGCTTCTCGTATTGCCTCAACACCTAAGTTGCCTACAACGTCAGCACTCATTTGTTCAGTCTCAACTTGCCACTCATCATGTACATTAGCCACAACATGAGCGTCAATATTTTTTATTTTTTCTTCAAAAATAATCAATGCTTTCTTCATAACTATTGCGCCAGCACTTTGTAACAGAGTATTTAATGCCGCGTGCTCAGAGCGAACTATCAGTTTCCTACCGTCGATGCCTTTAATGTATCCTTTTTTAGCTGCTCTTCCAACTCTATCTTTAAGAGCTTTGAATGATGGCAGATTATCGAAGAAAGATTTTCTAAGTCTTGCACCAACTTCTCTACCTCCTCCAGCCACTGTACCAAGCTTAGGATCTCCTGCCCCGTATAGGAGGGCATAGATGAAAGTTTTTGCCTGAGTTCTTGATTCAAGTCCCGCAAGCTTTTGATTAGTTGTGTGGATGTCTCCGTTAATGATTGCATTTGTGTAATCCTCATCTTCCATGTAGTGTGCTAACATTCTTAATTCAAGACCACTGGCATCTATACCTACGAGCTTATACCCTTCAGGAACTATCCAACACTCTCTACATTCTTTTCCATACGGAGAAGAGAGACTAGGAATCTGTGCCATGTTAGGCCCACTGTGCGTCATTCTACCAGTAATAGTACCATTAGAGTTTACATAACCATGCACTCTATCATCGTCACCGCTTTCTTTTATCCAAGATTTTACAGCAGCTATACGCTTCTGCAACATCAAGTATTTAGAAATCAACTGAGCCTGTGGTATATCTTTTATTTTATTTAGTACTTTTTCATCTACTATTGGCTGTCCTGTAGGTGTAAACTTTTTAGGCTTCCATCCAAAGTCCTGTAGATACTCACCGATTTGCTTACGAGATCCTAAGTTAAAGGAATGTTTAATAGTTCTCTTTATCTTTTTATCTTTACAAATAGTTTCATACTCAGACTCATTAAGTCTGACGCGAGTACCCAACTCTCTACACTTTGCAAACTTAGAAATGGCCCCATCAGAATTGTAACATATCCGAAGTGTAAACACCTCCTCTTTAGGCTTGAACTCTTTCTGAACTTCTTTTTTAATTACTTCGATGTTTTCTTCTAGTTCAGCCTTGAGAGAGAGGACATGCTTCCAATCTAATAAGAAACCTTTCTTTCTTTGTTTATCTAAAAGAGCATAGGCACTTTGTTCTATATCTACAGATTGTGCTGAAAATCCCTTAGCTTCAGCCTTCAATATTTTGTACACTTTGGCATTTAACATTACGTCATTAACACAATACTTTAGCATCTCATTCGAGTACTGACTAAAATCTTCATGTTCTAGTTTACGTTGTCCTAGCTTCATACCCCAAGATCCAAGACTGTGACCGCCTTCTCTAGTGGGATTTATAAGTCTAGATAGTACCAAGGTATCTCTTATAGTAGTATTTTCAGACAGGTCTACACCATATAGATCCTTCACTACAGGTATATCAAAGCCAATGATATTATGCCCTATAAGTTTATCTGCTTTACTTAATAAACTAATGCCTTCTTGTAACTCAGAAGGTTTGAACTTATACAGCACATCATTATCTATATCATAAGCCACGATACAAAAAATAATTGAGTAGTCTAGCCCATCAGTCTCTATGTCAAATATTAAGTTCAAAACGGTATCCCATCCTGTTCATCAAAGAACTCATCTGGTTCATCAGATGATATTTCCGATAGTCTACCAGTTTCATTATCATAAAGCAAGTGTGTAGCCATCCCAACATCACCAGTGTATCTAGATTTTAGAACTCTTACGTGTGTCGTGCTGGCCTCTATTGGATCGTCACTCTGTTGATTACGCTCAAGTGCGATCACACAGTCACTAAGCTGGGCTATAGATTGACTCCCTCGCAGGTGAGATAGGCCAACAGTAACGCCTTGCTCATGTCCTTTATTACCCTCTACTCGACGCAGGTGAGAAACAAGAATCATTCCCGCACCTGTCTCCTCCACTAAAGATCTAAGGCGAGTCATAATACTGTCGATAGCTCTACGTTCATCGCCATCTGCCATAGAAGATACGAGCATGTGTAGGTGATCCACAATGACCCACTTACAATCACAGCCTATAGTTAGATAGCGCAGCTTAGAAAATATTTCTTCTATATCGTGCTGTCCCAGATGTGAATAGATCCACAGTCTATCTTTAGCGTCACCTTTGAAAAGATCTTCGTAGTGCTTTCGCCACTGCTCTTCTGGAAACTCTTCTCTAATTTGATTGATGTAGAGCTTTGCGTTAGCTTCAATAGAAACAATACCATCCACAGTTCTATTCTTGTTTTCTTCAAGGGCTAGAATACCGACACGATCTTTAGTATTCTTAATAATAAAGTGTTCGATCTCTCTGGTAATAGAAGTCTTACCTAGCCCTGTGCCTCCCGTTATAGTTACTAGTTCACCCTGCCTCATACCATATAGCTTTTCATTGAGGCCGTTCCAAGGATAG